TGTGGTTGATGTGTGTTTGTGTCCCCTGTTACTGCGCCCCCTACTTTTACTCAAGGGGGGGGTAAACCCTTACTGGTAAACCCTACCCTTACGTACTAACCCTTAAGGGTAAACCCCTAGGTAGAAACCCTGGTTAGGGTAAACCCTACTGTATGTCGGTCCAGTACTGTATGCCTATCCAGCTCCTGGGGTAAACCCTTAGTCCAGATGCGAATGATTCTTATTTGTATTTAGTGTCTCACTCACGCAAAGGGATTATGTAGAGGGATCTCTAAAGGGTTTCTAAATGTTTGTTTAATGCATATCTAACCTAATACCCTAACCCTTGTCCTATCCCTTATATATCCTTATCTAATCCCTATTACATCCCTTACTTGATTGGATGCCTTTGTAATGGGTTATCCCTTTATTCTTTTTATTAAATGTAGCTACAGAATCAAACTGAAAACTCAGGTTCTAAGTGTAACTACTATTAGGGTTTTTGGTTTTTATGCAAAATCAACAACTTAGAGTGGGGTTGGCACGATTCTTTCGCGCTATATATGTGAGAGGGTCAGAAATTAGCCCCCTCATTCATCAACTCAAAATAGGCGTAAACAAAATGAACTACTCAGATACAGAAATTGACCGCATTGTTAGATCAATGACCTTGGGCACTCATGGAAGCTTTGCAAGGGCACTAGGAGAAGCTTTTATGCTTGCGGACATCACTAACCAAAGAATCATCCTTAAATCGTTTAGCGCCTTGTTTTCCAAGATCGCATCCTTTCTTGACATTGGGGAGTAATCAAATGACTAAAGGCGAAATTGATTTTGTGAAAACAATTAATTGGATTGAAGAGAACTTAAAAACTGAATTAAGAAAGGGAGTGATTGAGGACACATGGCAACGATTACTTGAAACCCAAATTGAACTTAGAAAAGCCCTCAAAGATTTAAACGATAGTTATTAATCAGAAAGTAAAACCATGAAAACATTTATCTTTGAAACCATCTTTGGCATCATCTTATTCTGTGGAGTATTAACTCTTATGCTTGAATACTTTGATGTCTTAATCAAATAATCTTTTTCTTTTCTTATTAAAGGCGTAAATAAAATGAACTACACAATCAAAAACCTTAAGACATGGAATACATGGGACGGAGGCGGTTACTCTTGCACTCTGTACTGTGATGGCGTAAAGATAGCCCTTGTAATGAATGAAGGCGTAGGAGGAGAGACTCAGATCATGACACTAGATGTCAACTCTCCCAAAGTAGAAATTGATGGGTACTTTGATAAAGAGGCAAACCATCAGTTTCGCCATTGGGTAACCCCTCAATATGCAAAGCTTGTCGCATATTGCAAAACCCTTCCACAATGGAAATGTATAGACACAATGATTGACACTGATCCTTCATTATTCATTGAAGAGTTAATCAGTGAAACCAATTATCAAAAGAAGTTAACCAATGCAAAGAAAAGAGGTACACCATTTAAAGTAGAAGGAGATGATAAATACACATTTAGTGTATTAAACACATTAGACCAAAAGGTAGTTATTAACTATCTTGAAAAGAATCACCCTAACAAATATCAATTAATCTAAAGGCGTAAATAAAATGACTAAATCTAAAGAACATCCAAAGCTATTAAACGAGTTTATGCTTCACGAAGGATTAGAAGAGATTAACTCAGTTTTTGGGATACTGATTGCATTCAAGGCATATATTAAAAGTGATTCTTATCATAAATATCATGCCGAAATGGTAATTGATTCAATTCAGAATTTATTAAGTAGTGGTACACAAATAATTGAAGAGTGGATGCAGATTGAAGATGTAGCAGAAACTGAAGAGGCAACAGAAACTGAAGGGGAGAATAAAAATGTATAACCCCTATAGATCAATAATGAGAAAAGATGGGCTTATCTATAAAAAGCTTTTGGGCACTGCATCTACAAAGACTATTAAAGGGGAGAAGATGGGTTTCTTGACCGCTATCCTCTACCTAACCCCTGATGACACTCTGTGCCCCCTTGCAAAGCTTGCAGGATGCATGGAAGGATGTCTCTACACATCAGGAAGGGGCGCGTTTAACTCAGTACAAAGGGCACGACAAGCAAAGACTGCATTTTGGTACACAGATCAAGCTTCTTTTCTTATGTCTTTATGCGCGGATATCTGGCAATTAAGATCTGCAGCATTACGCAAAAATCAAAAGTTATTAGTTCGCCTTAATGGAACTAGCGATATTGCATGGGAAAATTATGAGGTTATTTCTAATAGAACTATTTTTAGTTTATTCCCTGATGTCCAATTTTATGATTACACAAAACATCCATCTAGAAATTTAGAGGGTAAAACTGTAGGTAATTATGACCTTACATATTCATTCTCTAGCATTACCCCAAAACCTATATCAATTAAAGGTTTAATAAATCCTGATAATTCTAGAGTGGCAGTAGTTTTCCAAAAGAAAGAAGATATTCCCTCAAGCTTTAGATCTTGGGAGGTTATTGATGGGGACGATACTGATGTTAGGCATATTGAGCCGAAAAATGTAGTTGTTGCCTTATATGCTAAAGGTAAGGCTAAAAAGGATCAATCGGGTTTTGTTCAAATTAAGGGAGTGCATTATGCATAAAGTATTTGTATTAACTGAAGAGGGGGATATTGTGGCAGTTTTCTCCTCAAGAGAATTAGCCCTTCAATGCGCTAAAGAAAATGAAATAAGAAATTTTAATATTCAAGAATTTAATGTGAGGGTTAAATAATGCATGATATTAGAGAACAAATAAACATTATTTGGGAAGCTTTGCACTCTTACAGAGAAGACTGCATCCCTGAGAGTGATCCAAGTTATAACGAAGAATGGGAGGATATTTGTCTCGCCATGGCAGTTGTTCAAGAGCAGTTAGGCGAAGAGGAGGAGATGGATAATGCAACATAATAAATGTGGAGAAATGAAGGGCGCTATAGGGGTTTTATTATTGGATGCCTCGGATTTATATGAGGTTATTGAAGAAGAAGATTGTGCATATTGGGTTCAGTCTTTGGAAGATCCCGATTCAAAACCTCTCTGCATTTCACCCTCTCAGTTTTGGCAATTATTGCCTTCTCTTTGAATAGGGAATCCACAAAAAGGGGCTTTTAGCCTCTTTCTTTGGGCTTCTTAAGTTAGTTGGCGCTTACTTCATGGGATCGATGATATAAGCATTTTTTTGCAGTTGATGCATACCTACCATCAAGAATGTAAAAAGTAGGCTAAAACAGCCCTTAAAATCGATTTTAGCGACTATCTGGACCATGACTCACGCACCAGTTTTTGTTGCTAAGTTAGTGAGTGCCAACTGACATTGATTGTGTAAGTGAGTGCTAACTAACAAAAAACTAAGGGTAAACCCCAGGACAGGGCCATAAAGAAAAAAAGTGGCATTTACTTTTTTGGAAGTCAAGTTAACCAATTTTTGAAAGTTCAAAGTTTTTGAAAGTTTGGAAATTAGAAAGCATTTTTATTTTCAGACCTGGCAGACAGAAGTCTCATTATTGTGATGTTCAGGGCTTCAATCTGATCCATCTTTTTTATGTGCCACATACGTCTTTGCCCATGCCATCCTAGGGTTGGATTTGTGTGGCAGTCTTTGCATAGGGCTATGCAAGTGTACTGAAGACCTTGCTTGTAGTGGTGAGCTTCTGATGGTCCAGGACCATCGCAAACTGAACATGGGAGAGATTTCACCAGAGCTAGGTGCAGTCTTTCCTTTGCGTTCAGCTTATTGTTCATTGGGTTGCCCTGACTTCCATTCTGGCTGAATACTGGTTGGTTCTCCAGACTTCGATCCTTGCTTGGGCGGCGGTCATCAGCCAGCGGTACTTCTCTTCTTTTTCCACGGCAGCCCTTATCCCTTCTAAAACTTCGATGTATTCCTCATGGGCATAGGCAAAGGTTTCTTGTTTACCCAGAACTTCTGTCCCTGCCTGGCTCATCAGGTGAGCCTTCTTGGACTTTCGGAACTCCTCCAAGTACAGGCGCTCTGACTTCGCTTGGGCGTACAAGGGTGCGGTGTCGATCAAATACTGAATTGCTTTGTCGGGGCTGCTCTCCATGAATTAATCTCCAATGCTTCTCTGCTAAACGTCTTATTCCTTCGGACAAGGAACCATTCCCTGCCAAGGTCAATGCTTGCTCATGGATAGGCGCTACCCTTGCTCGGATAGTCCTACCCTCTTCGCTGATCTTCTTGCGACCAGCGCCTTTTCTTAAGCCGCCACGTTGTTTCATGGCTTGAATTATATGCTACAGAATCAATTCTTAATAGCTTTTAGTACAAACCTAATGTCATCATCCTCTTCTTGAAAGACAGTTTTAAAGTCTGCTTTGTAGATATTTCTAAAGTCGGACATAGGTGTTCTTCCAACCTGCCTCTTGTACTCATCTTGGGATAGAAATACAAGTTGTTCAAGCTGCATGATTCTTGTATGGCTTGGATCGCCATAAGCCCAGACTGAACTTCTTGATGGACAAGTCGCAAGGAAGTGACCATTTGGCTTGAGAAGTCGCCAGAACTCTGAGAACTGAGCAAAGAATAGTTTGTAGTCACCCTGTTGACCAAGATGCTCTAGCACCTCATAAGCATGAATTTCATCAAACTCATTGTCTTTAAATGGCAAAGGTAGACTCATCAAGTCCCAATAAACGTCAGGATTGTGGTCAGCGTTGTAATCCAAGGTGGTTAAGTTATCAAAAGTTGGTGTTCCATCAACAGCCATTTTCTTGATGTGGTTAGATCCGCAACCAATTAAAAGTTCTTTTTTCATGTTTAAGGCAATGGAAATGTTTTCATGTTGCGTACAAAACAAGCAAATGATTCAGCAGTAGTGCCAAAAGCTTTCATCTTGTCAAACTCTTTGGCTACCTCATCAAGTACTTGGTTTCTTTGGGATGGAGAAACAAACACCTCAAAGTGATAAGGCTGACCCCTAATCAAGTTTTCATGCTCAATCCGATCAAACTCATCATCTTCATCTGTTTTCATGCTTGTTACTTCAGTCATACGTCTTCAGTTTTGTAGTTCAACTTGTGGCTCTGGAACCGCATGGCTCCTTCCATCTCTAACTCTTTAAACTGCTCATCAGAGATTAAGCCTACAACATTGCGTCCCTCAAACCAAATCTCTTTAATTGATTCGTTGTATGTTGTCTCGCCATCAAACTCATATTCGTAAACAATTCTCACTACCTCGCTACCTGCGCCTGTAGTTGTGTCAAATTCCCAAGTGCTTTCCATGATTAACTCCTGTTTAAAAGCTTTATTTTCTATATTTTTACATTGTTGAACATAGGGACTTACCCTAATCTAGGCATTCTTTTACACAAATATCAACACCTGGCAGAGTTGAATAAACCTTCGTAACATGGATGTTTATGATCTGCGAATCGTCATGGTAGACAACCCCGTTCATGCCATCTTCTACGCTTTTTAGGATATTTGAAGCATCAGGCTTCTTTGTTGGCTTCTCTGACCCGCTATCAATGGCTTCTAACCTCTTTTTGGTGCATGACTTAGGGATTGGCACTCGAATGTAAAGATAAAGGCTAACAGGGGTTTCTAGTGGCTCTGAGCTACCCATTGCCTCGATTGCAGCTTCTTTGATTAAGGTTTCATAGGTTCTAGTTTTCTCAGGGGTGTAAGTTTGCACAAAGTTTCCCCTTTTGACGTATCTAGCCCTTTGTTTGCCAACAGGGTTAGCGTCTACTTTAAAAGTCACCATAAAAGTCATGCAAGAATCCTTATTGATAAATCATGCAAATAAAAGTTGTTGCGTTTTTACTGTAGTTCCTGAGTCGTATCTTTGAGAGTCGCCTTTTGGATACGGAAAAACCTCGTACTTTAATTTAGAACGCAAAACTTTTTTGTCAGTTTTAGAGCCATGAAACAAAATGTATCTATGCTTTCTTGAACGCTCGGTGTAATAAAAATCATCGCCATGAAGTTCTTTTATTTCTTCCAATGTCAAACCATCACTAATAGTTTTTGAATGTTTATGTTCTTGGCCTTTTATTGTCCAATCAACTCTGTTAGCTGAAAGTCCTGTGTAAAGAAAGTTTGTCGCTTGATAAACATAACCAACATGACCCTTACTGGTGTCAGCATAAGAAACCACAATACTAGGTTTTGGCAATAGTTTGATTGAATTCGCAACAAGGAATGATGCTTCGTTTTTGTGGTTGTCCAACAAACAAACTCGGTTAAGTTCTAAAACTTTGTCTGTGTATTCTTTTCCACAGATTCCCATGCAAAGAGATGGTGACGCAGGGATTCCATAAGTCACCACACCAACAAGAATGTCTTCGTTGTAAAGACCAAAAGCAAACATTATTTGTGGCATACGCTTGGCATAGTGCTTTTCAAGCAACCAAGGCTCTACCTCAAAAGTATTAATTGGTAGAACTTTCATTTAAGATTCTCCATGCGTTTGCCTCCACCAGCGCCTGCGAATAAAGCCAACTCATTCAATTTGTCCTTCTTTCATTTGACGCATATAAAACCTAACCCGATCTCTTGCTCCTGATCCATAGACCTTTTCGCAACGCTCAAGCCTGGCACGAACAAAATCATTGTCTCTCAGGG